TAAAAAAGGTACCGAGATTCAGGGCTATCACTTTGTTATTAATGTTGAAAAGAGTAGATATGTTAAAGAGAAGTCTAAAATTCCTATTACTGTTTCCTGGGACGGTGGTGTTCGCAGTTATTCTGGGCTGCTTGACGTGGCTCTTGCTGGTGGGTACGTTGTTAAACCTTCCAATGGCTGGTATGCAGCGGTCGATATGGAGACTGGTGAAATCGGCTCAAAGGTGCGGTATGATCAAACTCTAGAGGCAGAGTTCTGGGATTCTATCTTTACTAATACAGATTTTAAAGAGTTCGTTAAAAAGCAATACACCATTGGCTATCAAGCCCCGATCGATATGGATAGTATTGTCGAAGAGGAATAAATGAAGATATTAATAATGGGCTTACCGGGAAGTGGTAAGTCCAAAATTGCTAGAGAGTTATCGCTTGGATTCGACTGCGCTTGGTATAATGCCGATGCTATTCGAAAGATGGCGAATGACTGGGACTTTACCATGGATGGTAGACTCAGACAAGCTCGACGCATGACTAACTTCGCAGACTTTGAGAAAGGCAACGGCAGAACCGTTATCTGCGACTTCGTTTGTCCAACGGATTTAACCCGCTATATCTTTGATGCAGATTATACTATTTGGATGGACACTATAGAGAATAGTAGATATTTAGACACCGATCTTATATTTACAGAACCTGAATTTTATGATGTAAGGATTACCAAGTGGATAGATCTAAACCGACTGTACAGTTACTTGGGAGGTGGCAACCTTGGCACAGAGGCCACACCGAACTTTTTAAACGAGCTATTCGAAAAACTGGACAAGTAGTTATCCAGGTAAGGAATATGCCGATTAGTGATAAGAATCCGTTTGACTATCACGAAGTGCGACTGTTTATTACAAATGCGTTAAGTGAAGAAGGCTTTATCTATGGTAAGGACTACGAAATAAACCAGGTTCCGAATATAGTAGATATATCATATGGACGTGATGTTGGATATAGTATAACCAAACACGATTTAGGTGAAGAGATACACCAGATATCAGCCACTAAAATTAGAGAGAGTATGTAATGGAAGAAAATGTAGACTATGAATTAATCCCCAGCTCTGATAAGAATGACTTTTGGAACATTCGAATCCTAACCGGAGAATTTGTTGAAACTGTTATTAATTTTGGTGCAATTAAAGTGTCTGAGGATGGCGAACATCTAAACTTCGACTTTTCTGTACATTATTCTCCTGTTGATGATTCTGCTGATAATGTGGATTTACAATCTACTGCAGGTGCGATATTATTAAGCATCATAGAAAATTCGATAAAGGAAACCAATGAACGCTAATATAGAACAAACAGTCTTGCGCAATGTACTTACTAACGAGAAGTTCATGCGTAAGGTTTTACCGTTTATAAAGCCTGAATATTTTGATGGTGTATATCGGCAGCTGTTCAAAGAGGTTGCTAAGTATGTCGCCAAGTATAATCGATTGCCTACACAGGAATCTTTTAAGATCGAGGTAGACCAATCGGATAAGTTTAACGATGAGCAGTATCAGCATGCCGTAGAGATTATTCCTAATATATTTGCATATGAAGCTATCGATGATAAATGGCTCTTTGATACTACTGAGAAGTGGTGTCAGGATCGTGCAGTATATAATGCAATTATGGAAAGTATAAGTATTATTGATGGTAAACATAATACGTTGACTAAGAACTCTCTTCCGGACATTCTTACTAAGGCTTTGGCAGTTTCCTTTGATACGAATATCGGTCACGATTATATTGAGAACGTAGCTGACCGATATGACTTCTACCATGAGCAAGAAGAAAGAATTCCGTTTGACCTAGACTTCTTTAATAAGATTACAAAGGGTGGATTACCTAATAAGACGCTTAACATCGCTCTCGCGGGTACGGGCGTGGGTAAATCCCTCTTTATGTGTCACGTTGGTGCTGCAGCATTAAATGAAGGTAAGAACGTCTTATATATCACTATGGAGATGAGCGAAGAGCGTATTGCGGAACGTATCGATGCAAACTTACTGGATTTACCTATTGACCAATTGGAAACACTATCGAAAGATATGTTGGTGAATAAGGTTTCACAGATTGCATCTAAAACTAATGGTAAACTTATTATAAAGGAATATCCTACAGGTCAGGCACATGCGAATCACTTCCGGGCTTTGCTGAATGAGCTTAAACTAAAAAAGAACTTTGTGCCTGATATCATCTTTATCGACTACCTAAATATCTGTGCATCAGCACGTATGAAAGGCATGGGTGGATCAATCAATTCATATAGCTATATCAAAGCTATTGCCGAAGAGATTCGTGGATTAGCAGTAGAGTTTGATGTTCCTATTGTATCGGCTACACAGACTACACGCAGTGGTTACAGTAACTCTGACGTTGGTCTAGAAGATACATCGGAATCCTTTGGTTTGCCTGCCACTGCCGATCTAATGTTTGCTCTTATTTCTAATGAAGAGTTAGCAGCAGATAATCAGATTATGGTTAAGCAGTTAAAGAATAGATATAATGATCCGAACGTTAATAAGAGATTCTTGGTTGGTGTTGATAGGTCCAAGATGAAACTATTCGATTCGGAAGGATCCACAGATTTGGTAGACGATACACCTACATTTGATAAAACAGAAATGAATGAACGATTTAAGGAGTTTAAATTATAATGGCTAGATCATCAATGAAAACATCTGGATTTGGAGTGACCCCTCTAGAAAAGATGCTAAATAAACAACGAGCATTGGATAAAGGTAAAAACGTAGTCTTTACAGTTGCCAATCCTAATAAGGAAGAAACTAATAAGCCGTTTATTAAGGTAAAGGTTTCTCCGCAATCTCGATACAAAAAAATGAAAGAGGTATCATAAGTAAATGCATGCAAAGCTTATATCCTATAGCCAACCCGGCGGTCGTATCCACGCAGGCGAACCAGCTTACAAGGGATTGGATAACATCCAAGACCTCATCGCGTATTGCGCCCGTGTCTCCAATCCAGCGAACCAAGCTAACACCAAAACAACGCCAAAGCTACTTGAGTATCTCATCAAGCACAAGCACTGGAGTCCATTCGAAATGGCATCAGCCTGTATCGAAATCGAAACAACAAGAGACATTGCAAGACAGCTCCTCCGCCACAGATCATTCTCATTCCAAGAGTTTTCTCAGCGGTATGCTGACATCCGCGATCTTGATGACTCTGTTGTAATCCGTAAGGCTCGATTACAAGATCCTAAAAACCGTCAGAATAGTGTCATGACAGATGATATGAACCTGCATCAATCATGGGAGACACATCAGCGCTTAGTATGGAACGCTGCCATGAAAGCATACAATTGGGCAATTGAAAATGGAATTGCAAAAGAACAAGCGAGAGCCGTACTACCGGAAGGCAACACGCCTAGTCGTCTCTATGTTAATGGTACTATTCGCTCCTGGATACATTACATCGAGTTACGTTCGGCAAATGGAACCCAGCAAGAACATATGGAATTGGCGCGGGCGGTAGCAGAAGCCATTGCAAGTATATACCCTAAAGCATTAGAGTTTATTCAGGAGGAGTAACATGGGAAAGCATCTATCTACATTCTATAAAGACGATCAATCAGAATACTGTGAGATCCACGTTGACCTGAAGGAAGAATACTTTTATATTAAGTATTATAAAAAAGATGCCGCTAAGTGGTTTCATACAGAAGAATTTATGGGAAAATCTCTTAGATATGTAGAGGATGCAGCAGAGAACTGGGCACTGGGGATTAAAAAAATCAATCCCCAGTACGATGGAACGCTACTTTAGTGTTTACAATATTAGATAATTCTATTATAATGTGTTATATGAAATTAAGAAAGGTAATCCATGTCAGAAAATTGGGTAGCAGATATTAACAAAATGCACGATAAGTTCGGCGTGCACGAGTGGTTTGAAAAGAATAAACACGATAAAGAACTAATGCAGACTTATCTCCGATTCCGCCTTAATATGGTTGAAGAGGAACTAAATGAAACACGTGATGCTATTGATAGTAAAGATCCGGAAGAGATCGTAGATGGTCTAATCGATCTATGTGTCTTTGCTATTGGTACACTGGACGTATTCGGTGTAGACGCATGGAAGGCTTGGGACGAGATCTATTCCGCCAATATGGCTAAAAATGTAGGTGTAAAGCCTGGACGTCCGAACCCATTCGGATTACCGGATCTAATTAAGCCTGATGGTTGGGTTGGACCAAGTCACTCTGGTAATCACGGTGATGTGCCACTAGCTGTTGGAGATTAATATGAAAGAGTCGTTGAAGATACTACAGCGTGCTGCTGAGATCCAAAACAAAAAAGGTAATGACTACCAGAATCCAAACTCTCGGGTTCGTCAGGCTATGTACTATCCACGTGGATGTGCTACTATCCTAGACATTATGACCGGCAAGATGCTTCGTCTACAGTCTGTTATGGAGTCTATGGAATTAGATCCTGAATATGAACCAAACTTCGAGTCATTAGAAGATTCCGTTGTCGACCTTATCAACTATGCTTCCTTCTTCGGTGCATATATGAAAGGTGGCATCGATGGTCAAGATCCCAGACATGATTTTCTAAATCGTCCACTTAAAATGCCTGGTCAGGATCAAAGCGAATGAAAATACTATTAACAGGACATGAAGGGTGCGTTGGTTCGCACCTTTTAAAATATCTAGAGAGCAAAGATCAAGAAGTCGTTTGCTTCAAAGGTGATATCCGAGACTGGAATAACTGGTCTATGTATGTCGATGAGAAATACGATGCTCTTATACACTTAGCTGCTATTCCTGGCGTACGTAAATCATTTGAAGTACCAGAAGAGTATTATGACCATAATGTGAATGGCACTCGTAATGCTTTGGCATTTGGATCAATGGTATGTGATAGACATTTGTATGCGTCGTCTTCTAATGCTTATGAATGGTATGGTAATCCATATGCAGCTACTAAGAAAATGTGTGAGGTAGCAGCTGAAGACCATCCGAATGCAAAAGGTATGCGGTTCCACACAGTGTGGCCTGGCCGTGATGATATGTTATATAAGAAGCTAGAACGTGGTGAAGTAACTTATATTAATGCTAACCATCATCGTGACTGGATCCACGTTGACGATCTTTGTAATGCTATCTGGGCAATCTTAGTTAACTTCCCCAGTATACATGAAAAGGTATTGGATATCGGTACAGGCAAATCATTCAATGTACTAGATATGGCAATGCAGAGATTTAACTGGGAAGGCGAGATTCGTCAAGAGAATCCTGCAGGTGAAAGGGTACACACAAAGGCAAATGTCGAATACCTTTATCGTTTGGGCTGGCAACCTAAAAACAATATTATTTAAACTTTTTTCAAATAAAATGAATTTAGGGGGTTTACATAGCCCTAAAAATAGTGTAGTATTCTCATGAATATAAGGCTAAATAACCATGAAACGTAAAATAATAAACACAGCGAGCGGGTTAATTACCATGGGAATAACAGCAGGATTATTTGCGGCAGCATTATCACTTCGACCGGAAGTAGATCCGGAACAACATAAATGTATGGCACTAAATATTTACCATGAAGCACGTGGTGAAGTTTCAGAGGGCCAAATAGCAGTAGCACAAGTTACTATTAACCGAGTTAAAGATCAACGTTGGCCAGATACTATCTGCGGTGTGGTATATCAGGATAAACAATTCAGTTGGACCCACATGATTAAGGATCATACCCCAACTGATGAAAAGGCTTGGGAAAAGGCCCAAGTTATAGCACGGGACGTTATGATAGGAAATGTTGAGGATCCATCGTTTGGTGCAAATCATTACCATGCTAATTGGGTTAATCCGGCTTGGTCGAAAGAAATGAAATTGATCCGCGTAATAGGTTCACACCTATTCTATGAGTAAAGATTTATATGTTAGCCCGTGTATACAGGTTTGCAAGATCGGACAAAATAAAACTTGTATTGGCTGCGGCCGTACAGTGGATGAGATAACAGAATGGACTTCATACACACATGAACAACGTATGGAAATAATGAGGAGACTTGGATATGGCAAAAGAAAAAAACGTCGTCACGATTGACACATCAGATTTTGAGGATTATAAAGATTGGCCCAAAGAGGGTTATGAAGAACACGAATATACGTTTACTCTCGTTCCAAATATTGATTACAAATTCAATGAAGCAGAACTAATCAAAGAATTTAAAGAATACGTCGATAGCACATATGGTCAGCACTATGCAAAAGAAAAGTTTCAGGCTACTGAATTCATTGTTGATGGTGGACATGGCACGGGTTTCTGTATTGGCAATGTCCTCAAGTACGCACAGCGATACGGAAAAAAAGGTACCGCTGACGATGCTCGAAAAGACTTAATGAAGGTATTACACTATGCCCTCATCCAGCTCTACGTACACGATAAAGAGTTATAAGAATATAACCATAGCATATGACGAGAATTGGAAAGTGATAATTATGTCACGAAGTAAAAATATAGTTTTACGGTATTTACAATCTCTCGGATATGTGATTAAATAAGGAAGTAGACGTTATAAAGGTTATATGGACCTGGGGGCGGTACCCAGCAGCTCCACCAAAAACACACTTCGCCTATCTGCACAATAGGTGTGGTGCAGCACACAACCCTTAGTCGGGCCAAGAAGGTGTGTTTTTGATGGGGCTGAAATAGGATCGACATGTAGTCCAGTTTACAAAACACAAATGCAAACGATAATTTTGCACCATCTGGATTTGCTCTAGCAGCATAATCACAGGGGGCGGCCACTGCCTAGCAACAGAAGTGTGGCGAATAACAAATAAAGGAATAACAATTATGGAAATTCTAAACAAAGTAAAAACATGGGCAGGAGCATTAGCAGAAGTCGGTATTAGTATCGCAGCTCTTATGATTGTACTAGAAGTCTTAGGGCTTGGTGCAATTCCGTTTCTCCCAACAGCTAGCGTAATTACTAATGTTAGCGGTATTATCGCGATGTTAGGCGCTCAGGGACTAGTTGGTTTGATCGCAGTTTGGGTTCTATATGAGATTTGGAACAAAAAGTAATAATAGGAAATAATAATGAAAAAGTTACTTATCACATCCGCAATCGCTACATCGTTCGCCGGCGTAGCATTTGCTGAAGACACAACGGCCAGTGCAGGGCCAACTATTTCTGGAGAAGTTGGATTAACTTTGAAAGAGACTGCAGCCGGCGACATGGCCGGATCTATGGGGCTAGACCTTGGCATCGATGCCTCTGGTCTGGGCTTTGTAGACCTAGACTTTAGTGCAAAAGATGATAATGCAGTTGTACTAGACAACTGGACAGTAGGTACAGCTGTAGGTGGTATCGGTGTTGCAATCGGTGACGACAACGGCTTGATGCCAGATGCCGAAGGTAACCAGACACTATCTAAGCCAGCAATGGCTGAATCAGTAGCTGTTAAAGTTGGTTCTGCAGCTGTTGCAGTTGGATTTACTGACTGGACAAAGGATGTAACGGATCTAAGCAACTTGCAAGGTTCTTATACACTTGGCGCAATGGGCATGAATATTACTGCAGCGGCAGATTATAACTTTGACACCGAAAACACAGTACTTGGTGCTGGCGTCGGCGGATTTGAAGCTGCAGGTGTTGGAGTAGGTGGTGCGGTGTCATATGACGTCGATGCGGAGAAACTTGGTTTCGAAACAACTGCTTCAGTTCTTGGGGTAACAGCTTATCTGAACGGTGACACAGATGAAGTTATGCAAAACATTGGTGGTGAATATGTTTATAATATTGGCGGTGCTGAAGTAAGCGCTGGCGCTAATTATAACATTGATAACGAAGACTTTGCACCAACAGTAGGTGTTTCTTTTAGCTTCTAATATTGTTAT